CTCGCATTGAAGATACGGAGTTCGTGCTCCCCATCCAATGGATAAAGTTGTGTCTTGCTGTTCACCAATGTCTACAATCCATTGATAATTGATGTTCGTTTCGACTGGACTTCGTGGACTCCGATTTGGATCCCAACGAACTAATAATCGTCCACGGTGAAATGAACTGGCTACCACTTGTAGACGCAATTTCATGGATCCACGCCAATATGTGAAAGGGCACGAGACCCAACATGCAGGCGTTGGATAGATACGCAATCCAGACACGCCGAATAGCATTGGCGTGACTCGAATGCGTCCAATAGTCGCATCTTGTACAAATGATGGATCCCAGTCGAAACTAGTCAAAAAGGCTTCTTTTTTCGCTATAGCAGTTATCCCACCTTTATCACCTTGGTCAGCTCCTGTGACCAATGGATCAATAGTGATTTCCTGTTTTGCGTCAAGAGCTAGTTTTTGACAAGTATCTGGAACATTGGTATTTGCAAGGTTACCCACGTATACTGGTTTGAAACTGTGAATAGTATCTATATCATTGGGTCTGGAGTATCCAAATGCCTTGGCAACTGTAGCAGTCGCAGACGCTGCCACTTCAGTAGCTCGCGCATATCGTCCGATTACTGGAACATCGCTCAATTTCCCTGCTGCAGCTGCAACAGCAGTTGCAGTTGAAGAAATTGGCGATTTACCATACTCGTCGCCTGATTGCGCTACTAAATCAATGGGTTCGTCGCCAGTTGGCATAGTCAATGTTACATCCGTCGCCCATACAAATAAAGACATTTCTACAGGGACAGTTGAGTTCGACGCGTGTTCTAAATTACCGAACGATCTCATCACAATATCCCCCATATCTGTCCAGTCACCATTTACAATATCCATAGCATTATAGGGGGAGAAGTATGGTATCTCCATCTCACCCCCAGAGCTATCTGTAGGATTAATATAAATATGTGGTGATTGAGAATGTGAAACTAATTGTGGATTACTGGCAGTAGATTCGAAGGGTAAATCATCCAAAACAGTGTATGGACGATACGCAAATAATATGCGACCCCAATAAAACTTATTTCCATTAACCACTAACTTCACATGTAGATTACATCGAATATATCTATAATTTGCAATACGATTAATAATACGTGGATTGCGGAAGAACTCTTCCCAAGGATTCAATTTAACAGAAAATGAGAGACCTGGGTCCCAAATAAACTGTCGAATCCTTAAAGGTCGAGCAAGGAAGGCACCTAATGACGAATCGTATTCGTCCGCCAATTTCATGGTTGGTTCCTCCCATCTTTGCACAGACTCGTGAGCCTGCTCACCCTCGTCATGAAAAGTTGTGATTGTTTGCTTCTCATGTCGCATGGTGCTAGCTTGAGCTTCAAACAATACTTCCCCAGCGTCAGGGGTTGATGCTAAATTGCGCGGCATCCACCGCTTGAAGGATCTGTCTCCTCCCAGACATGACAATCCGCCTTCGGATTGGGTGTTTGACAAAATAAAAGCAAGTGCAAACCGTTAGGCTGTAGAGCACTCAGACTACAGCCCCGGCGAGCAGTCGAACTCCGCGTCCACCTGGGTCACATTTGACTCTCCAGGTCTTCCCAGAAATTCATCTTTCAAATCGTCGTATGTCCAAAAACAATCCATATCTACAGGGAGTTCAGGACACTCATCCACTACTAGAGCAATTTGCTCCATCCTCCTATTGAATTCCTCTCTACCATATCGGAAGAACTCTCGACAAGCTCCGAACAAAACCATAACAGAGACTTCTAATGGGGAAACCGGACTACCTTTCTTGACAAGATGATTGTGCAAACTCTTGGAGATTGATGTAATGTCCAATGGCGCAACGTAATCGACTAGTTCATTCTCCCAACGGAATTTCCGTTTGAGGAAAGAAGTTTCATCGAAACGAATAAACGCTCTGGACTCTGCATCTTTCTCAGCCATGTATA